TCATCTAGTATAACAACTTTGTAACCACCTTGAAGTGATACAGTACTTGCAAACTGTTTGATTTTGTTTCTTAATGTATCAATGTTACCTTCTTCGGAACCATTGACTAAAAGATAATCTAATTGTAGTTCATTACAGATGGCCTTGGCCACGGTAGTTTTACCGAGACCAGCACCACCTGTAAAGAGCATATTAGGTATTTCTTTGTTTTCAACAATTTTAATAAAAGTATTTTTGAGATTATCTGGTAGAATAACATCAGATATTCTCTTGGGTCGATATTTCTCAACCCATAAAAATTCACTTGACATAATATAGTTCTTATCATAAAATTATTAATCTTCAACAGTCATAGCATCTTGTTGTTCTCTTGACTCAATGATTTGAATCATTTGAACACACTGGTCTCTCAAGGCGCCAATCGTTGAAAATTCTTCGCCTTTGAAACCACCACGTTGTGCGACTGCATCAACGACTGCAATAGAACTTCTTGCAACTCTGTTTGAGAGTCCTACTAATTGTTCTATCTGTGTATCTGGTTTATCTTTTGCCATCATTATCCTCCATAGTTAGATGCTTTTTCGAGTGCAATCCAATACTGCACATCTTTTTCTTTGTGTTTGAAATGTGATATTAGTTTAGATGATATGCTTACTTCATAATCACCTGCGAAAAGTTTTAAGTTTTCTATGTTAAGAATAAACATAAAGTTTTCTGAATCACAAGTTCCTGCAACATCAACATTATAAACATTACCAGTAGCATTGTCAACATCAGATATTGCTAAGTTTATTGAACCGCTTTTTGATGTGATAATTAAAGTTCTGATTCCTAATACAGATGATGCACTTCTTAGTTTAGATAGTGTTTTTTCGTCTAGTGTAAACTTTACTTCTGCGTCTGGCATAGTAATATCTTTTTCTGATGTTGTGATTGTATCAGGAGATGAAAAGAAATACTTAACACCTGATAGACCACTTGCATCTTTGATTGTTACAAAGTTTTCACTAAACTCTAGGTTTGGTTTATCTACGAGAGAAAGAACACTAATAAACTGGTTCAAATCATAGATAGCGAATTGACTAGGGAATTCAACATCAACGTGTGCCTTTGTCAAAACATTTCTTGCTTCAGATATTGTTCTAATTTCATTACCAGGTTTAATCAGTATGTTCTGATTAATGGTAGAAAAATTTCTCAATACCTCAAGACAATTTTCAGTTAGTTCCATAATATACTCCTTAAATTAATACTCTTATTATAACAGTTATTGTTCACTTTGTAAATATGTTTTTATTTTACTAAAGTTTTTTTCTTTATGAAATTCAATCTTGTCGTCAAATTTGCCATCAAGAATATCTCCTTTGTGTGATATCACAAATATATTACTATCATCTGGTAGTGTATGAAGTATCTTAAATAGATTCTCTACACCATCATAGTCAAGACTTGAATCAAATGTTTCATCAAGTATCAATAGATTTGTTGATACAGAGTTTTTCATTTTGGCAATTTGACGCCAAGTAAACAATAAAGAAAGGTCGATTCTTTGTTTCTCACCTTCAGAGAATGAGTCGTAACTAAAATCATCTCTATGTCTTGAACGAATAGTTTCTTTAAACGATTCGTCTAGGTCAAAGTGTACAAAGAAATCTAATACTTGAAGATACTGGTTAGTCAATTTATTAATGACTGGAAGATATTGTTTGATAATTTTCGTCTTTATACCAGTATCTTTAAGTAACTCGCCGATAACTTGATTATAAGAATACATATCAAAGACATTCAGTTTATCTTCAGTCGTCTTATCTTTATCCTTATTCAAGGTATCTAAATCTGTTCGTGCCTGTTGTAAATCTGCAATCGCAGTACTTGACAGGTCTTTATCAATTTCTGTTATTTCTTTTTGCAGAGTTTTTATCATCTTATTGTTTGAGTTGATAGTACTCTGATTGTTTCTCATTTCTGTTAGGTGAACGTTAACACCCTCGATTGTATCGCCAACACTCTTTTCTTGTTCCGTAGCATTGTCGTACGCCGTTTGGAATTCTTTTGCCTTATCTTTGGCGTTATTAATCTTCTCATCTCTTAACTCCTGACTTATATCTTGAGAACAGGTAGGACATTGTTCGTTCTCTTCATAGAACTTTGTGTCCTTGGCCAATGTTTTCATTTGTGTTTTAAATTGGTGTGTGTAAGATAATAATGTTTGTCTTTTGTCTTGTAGTTTTTGTAATTCGTCTTGTAGTTCTGGTAGTTTCGTTTCGATTGTTTCTGATAGTTTTATATTCTCGTCTTGTAGTGTTTCTACTTCTGTTTGTTTATTCTTCTTAGTATTTTCTTTTGATTTAATATTCTGTTCAGTAAGTATCTGTACGTCTTTGATATACTTGTTCTGTGTGTCTATCTTTGCCTTGATAATCTCTATCTTATTCGTTAATTCGTTTAATTCGTTCTTGAGTGTAGACTGTTTTTCTTTCAGTAGTACATTCATTTTAGAGAATACATTAATGTCTAGTAAGTCCTCTATTACAAATTTTCGGTCTGTGTTGGATAGTTGCATGAAAGGAATGAAAGAACTACTACCCAACACGACCACCTGATGAAAGGATTTGTGATTAAGTTTCAAGATGTTTTGTTCTAAAATCTTTTGATAGTCTTTGGCATGAGAAGATTGATTGATTAGTGTACCAGATTTCCATATCTCAAACAGATTAGGGTTGATACCTCGTACTACTCTATAAGTAGACGAACCGATACTAAACTCTGCTTCAACAACACAATCTTTTCTATTAATAGAGTTTACTATCTGTTTCTTCTGTATGTTTCTGTGAGGTTTACCAAAGAGTGCAAATGATAGTGCATCTAACATAGTAGATTTACCTGCACCATTTTGTCCGACTACGAGTGTTGTCTTACTCTTTGTAAAATCTATCTCGGTAAAACTATTGCCAGTTGACAAAAAGTTTTTATACTTAATTGACTTGAAAATTATCATAATGAAATTATACTATATTTGCACTCAATTGTAAAGAGGTATTTTGTAATTAAAATATTCTATTTCTTTTTTACATCTTTCACATATTAAATCTATGAGTTCTCTTTGACCTTTGTACATCTTTTCGACTGTTGATTCTTTTGGTCTAATATCTGTTTTGATTAATGTTGTAGAATATTTTTCCCATAGATTATCAATGTTTAATTTCTTAATATCTTCTTTCATATATTCATAACGAATTATAAAATCCATATCTTCAATTGGTGCAATATCTGTATTCAGTTTAAGTTGATTAAAATGTTCTATTGCCCATTTATAAAATTCTGTATATTTTATTGATTTGTCATTTATGAATCCATTGTTAAATGCGAGAACATCATAAAACATTGAAATAAAAACTTCAAAAGGATTTCTGTGTATACATATTTTTTTATACTCATCATACCACTTTTCATTCATAATATTTTCAATCATATATTTTGCTTCTTTTGTTGTAGTATGATTTCTAAATTTATATCCATTTTCTTTATTATTATGATTTTTCTTTAGAATAGGAACTATACAATCATCTGAACAATATTTTGATAAAACATATTCAAAAGATGTGCCACCTGTCTTACAAGTTTTAAAGAATATTAATTTTAAAGGGTGGCAAATTATCATGCAAATTCTAGAGATTGTGCCTCGTTCATCAGTTCTCTCATCTCTGACTTGATTCTTTCTTTGTCAAGTTCGGTGTTGACATTATCAATGTATTCATCAACTAACTTGAATGTATCGTCTAGTGTGATACCCTCATCATCAACATTACTACCAAGAAACTCACTAAAGTTTTCTGCAATCTTCAGTTCGTGTATCTTCTCGTTCTGTATTCTATCAACGAATCTATCAAAAATAAATCCATCTGACTTATTGACTACAACAACCATAACAAACTTATCTCTCAATATAGATGTGTCAAAGTCTACATAATCTTGTTTCTTATCATCATAGTATATCTTGTGATAAAGAGTATGTGGATTGAGAATCTTTTCTATCTCTCTTGTTTCTGTATCTAGTATATGAAAGTATTTTGGGTCGTGTGCATCATTCCATGTGAACTCCATTTGAGTACCAAGATACCATATATTATCTCTACGAGATGAACAATGATAGTGACCTGTTAATACTAACTCAAATCTTTTGAATAGTTTAGGGTCCATACCATCATGCGATACAACACCACGAAGTACCTCAAAACCATTGAGTTCTAAATGTCCACCCAACCAGTCTGCTTCACAAGTTTTGATAAACTCTATTGACTGTTCATAATTCTCTGGACATATCCATGGTAACATTGCCATTTTAAGTGAACCATACTCTTTGACTTCTGGTTCCATAATAATATTCACTTCGTTCATATAATGACCAAGACATTCTTTGAGTGAGTTCAAGTCGTTTGTATTCTTGTAATACACATCATGATTGCCTGGAATAATATCCATGGTCATCTTTCTTTCTCTTAATATGTTGAGAAAGTTTTTTCTGTTGTGAAGTAATGCACGAAAGTTGACAAACTTTCTATGGTCATAGTAATCACCAAGATGTATTATGTGTGTAATACCTTCTTCTTCGCATTTAGGAAAGAATATTTTTTCGTAGAATTCTTCTGCATTATCTAAATAGATTTCAGAAGCATTACGAACACCACAATGAGTGTCGTTAAGTATCGCAATTTTCATTATAAAAACTCACTTAGGTCAGAGTCGGCGTGTACCGTTCTTTTCTTTCTTACTTTCTTTTCTTTAACTATGTATTCTTTTATTGCCTTATCAGTTTCTTTTACTCTATCTATACGAGATTGTAACATGTTTACATAGTGTGTTAATGCCTGTGAACTCTCTGTATCGGTATCCATACCTCCTGCAATAAATTCATCAATACCAGATTCTGAAAGAAACTTGAACTTAACATCTTGTTGTTTCTTTTCTTTTGCAATTCTTCGTAGAAAGGCATACCATATTATCTGTGTGAAATATGCAAATGCATTAGGATTACCTGTACGAGTGGCCGCATCTATATCATAATTCATAATTGCTTTTAGACAGTTCTCTACACCGTCCATAACCATTTCTTCACGATAAGTGTAACCCACAAAGTTTGCCTTGTGTGAAAGACCCTCTGCAATTCTCATAAAACACATTGCAACATAATCAGGTACAATTGGTACTTGATTACTTCTATTCTTCTTTGATTCATGCACTAACTTTACATAATCAACGACTGCTTGTGAGAAGTCTTTGTTGTTTACATAATGTGCATGGTGTTTGTTTCTTCTCATCTTAATCGACCCACCCATGTCCTTGTCTTAAATGCCAGAACTTATGAGTAAATCGTTCCCATAATAATCCAAGTAAAGTATGTGAGGAATATGTTCCTGCTTTACATTTATAAATCCACATAATAAATTCCTTTGTTATATCAATACATTATATAAGATTTGATGTTAAAAGTAAATAGATTTTTTTTTAATTTTTTTATGAAAAACTATTGACTTTTTTGAAAAACCTTGTATAATAAAGATGTCCCTTTGAGGTTGGGTGGTATACCTAGTGAACTGTTCCTTTTGGTTTCCTAAATGAAACAATATTGGACATTTTTTCTTCTGCAGAATCTTTACTATTTCTAAAATCCATATTATATTGTTCATCAATTAAACTATCAAATAGTTCTGAATTGTTTTTCAATATCTCTTCTGCGGCCTTTTTCTCTGCTAATCTATGACCATCACTCTTGACCATCTTATGTTTACCATCCATTAAATCTTCTGCAATCATTTGTAGTGTTTCTAAATAAAGAGATTTCAAATCATCTGATGGTTCAATCTGACAAACTACATGTAAAGGATTTAACATATATAATAAATTCATATTATCAAAAAAGGACATCCAAGGTCTCAAAGAATAATACTTTGTACCAGAGAGATAACTTTCTGATGAGTTTATCTTTAATACTTTTCGTATAACTACATCTTGTTCTTCGTTATCAGGCCATTGAACTATTTCACAAATAATTTCATCACCGTTTGCCATCATAAATTGTTGTAATACTGTATCTTCGCTCATATGTCTACCTTAAATGTTTTGTGATTGAATTTCTCTCTTTTATATATCTTTAATCTTTCCAGTCCGTGGAGGAAGGCAAAATTCTTTTGACTTAACCAACTGATATCATCTATCAAGTCATACAACTTTGTTGGTTCACCATTATCACTCGGTCTTAATCCACGACCTATACTTTGCAATACTCTTATCTGCGACTTACTTGGAGATGCAAATATAATATTGTGTAAGTTTCTGATATTTATTCCTGTACTAAATGTGCCTAAACTGGCGACTATGATTGCGTCTTTCTGTTTCTCTGTAATGTGTCTTATTGATTCTCTGTCTGATGTATCTACTTGACCTGATACAAAAAATACTTTACGATTTTCACTTGCTTTATTTTGTATCATACGATATAGTGGTTCACCGTGTTTCTCTACAAACTGAAAGAGTACAAGTGTATTACCTTTTTGGTCTAGTGCGAGATTCGTTATAAACTTATTTCTCTTTTCATTTGTTACGATATAATCTATTTCATCTTGATATTTTCTTTTACCAAAGTACTTGCGTGTCGTTTCATCATATGTTAATGTTAGTCGTTTGATATCAAGTTGTGCAAGTGTTTCGTTCTCTTGTAGTGTCTTTGTTGTTGTTACATGCATTATACGACCAAACAGTCCTTGTAACACAAGTTCGTGTGTCAATGCACCATCTAATGTGCCTGTTGTACCAAATCTGTATGCGGCCTCTGTACATTTGTTCATAACAGTCATAAGAGATTTAGATTTAAACCCATGACACTCATCACCTATGACCATACCAAACTGGTCAAACCATTCTTTAGGTAGTTTGTATATAGATTGCCATGTACTAATTATGACCGAACAGTCTACATTCTTATCTCTACCAGAGTATATTCTATGCATTGATTGTTCATCATACCCATAGTTTTTAAAATCATTGAACATTTGTTCGACTAATGATGTGGTTGGTACGATAATCAATATCTTTCTATCATTGAGTTCTTCAAGAAAATATCGTGCAAGTATATAAATGACTAGAGATTTACCAGAACCTGTAGGTGATAATAATATCGCACGTTTTCTTTTGAGTCCACTAACAACTGCATTGAATTGATAATCTCTGACTTCCCAAGGTAAATTTAAACTCTTGACAAATTCGTACAATTGTTCTATATTAATGTCTTGTGATGTATCAGGATAACCATACTTACTTTCCATAAGTTCGGTTTCGTAGTTGTTTGTTTTACAGAAGTGTAAGAGATGTTGATACAGACCAACAGGTAGTTGTCCGTTCTGATTGAATAGTTTTATCTTACCGTCCCACACACGATTTTTATATGCAGGCATATATTTGTAACCAGGCACAAAGAAAGAAAAATAATCTATCAACTCGTATGCGATAGACCTTTCACATTCAATCTGAAGATTAGAATGATTTATGAGCCCGATTCGAACCTTTTCCAGTCTATCATGTTTCGTATTGTCTGATGTCGCCATTTTATTGTATCAACTATATTTGTCAATGTATCTATAACCGTTTTATAATACTGTATTCTTTCTTCAGATTTTTGTATCTCTGGGTCGGCATCATAATAATAATTCATTTCACCTTTTAAGATTTTCAAACCATCAAATGGGTCTGGATTCCAACCCAAGTCTTTGAGAGTTTGTTCGTCCATCTTGCCGTTATAATATAACCATTTTTGTTTTAACAAGGTCTTTTGTTCAAACTCTAACTTCTTTAGAATAAGTTTTGCCCTTGTTAATAACTCTAGGTATTTTGCATGTAATGAGGGAGTTTTTCTTGACGCATCATCTAAATGCATACTTGGAATCTCACATTCACTTTGCCATTCTTTTAATATATTGTCTAAGTTCATACTGTAATTATATCATAAAATTAACTGTTCGTCAATAAACATATCTTTTAATATATCAAAGTTTTCTTTGTAATTATACTTTTCTATGTCGTTATCTAGTACAAATTTCATATCAGGTGTCATATCAAGTTTTCTATGTATTTTATTTTTTGGTGTTTTTTGTATACGATTCCATTCTTCTTTACTTATATTTGTATTAAAAAAATTGTTTATTATATCAACTGAATCTTCTTCAAAAAATAATTGTTCATATGTTATCGCACATAGAAACTGAACATTTCCTTTTAAAGTTTTATGAGTAATTTCTAAAGATTTTTTTATCTCATCAAT